GGAAAAATTGTTTTATTTTTTTCTTTTCTTCTTTTTTGTTTTAATTTTTTATTCTTCATTTATAAGGCCATCCTAAATTCCAAATTACTAAACTATGTCTAGATCCTTTTTTAACAGGACATACTCTATGCCAAACAAATCCAGGAAACACAACCAAAGATCCTTTAGGTAATATTTCTGTACACTTTTTAATGTTGGGTTTTTTATCAGGATCTTGATTTCTAAAATCAAATTCTAATTCACCGCCTTTATAATCTTTTGGATCTGATAAAGTAACTGTAACAGATAGTTTTCTTATTTTACCATTTGATGGATCATTACCTTCTCGCATATAAGGTTGATCCCAACCATCACAATGCCAGTCATAAAATTGACCTTTGGTATATTTTGTAAATTGACAAGATTCAGAAAAATCCCATTGAAAATTCCAACCAGCGTTTGCATTTGCTTGATGAATATAGGGTTGTACTTCGTTATATATCCATCTATCATTCATCCAAACAATATCTGAATTTCTTTTCTTTTTTAAATCTTTAACTTGTTTTTGATTTAATTTTTGATTACCAAAACCACCCGTCACTGCCATTTGATCTTGTAATTGTTTTCCATAACGAACAATATCATCACATATACGTGAAGGTATTGCTGATTGAAAATACCAATAATAATTTGTTAATTGCATATTATGTCTTTATAGATAAATACATACACACCTTTAAAACTTTAATCAACCCATTTTTTTATAAATTGATCAGATATTCCATCAAAATCTAAATTAAAAGAAACTATTAGTCTTTTTTTAGAAGAGGTATTGGGTGATGCTTTATGTAATAAAAAACTAGGAAATATAACTACATCCCCCTCTTTAACATTAAAGCTTTTAACTTCATTATTATACTGATCATAGTAATTTGTATTATGTACAGAATTATCATGATTTAAATAATATACTCCAGTATAGTTAGAGTCGTGAACATGCCAACTATGCTTTCCATCTTTATGGTACTCTTGAAACCAAATCTTTTTTATGTCACATCTTGTCACATTTATTTCATTTGCAAATTCTACAAAAAGTTCTTGTAAATAAGGTTTTACAAATACTACCCATTCTCTTTTAAAATTTTCGCAATCAAACCAGTCTACTTTATCTATTTTTGTCCAAGAATCCATATCTTGATTACTGGGGGTTTTATTTATTTTTTTAATTAAATCTTTCTTTATTTTTTTATGTTCTTTTAATTGTTTTTTTAAACAAAAAAAGTTCACTGGAATTTTATCTATTTCCATTTATATTATTCAGATACAGTAAGAGTTCCAGACACAGTAAATTTAGCAACTTTACCATCAGGTACAGTGCTCACAGTATTAGTACATGGCGAAACTGCCACGGTATAAGAAGCAGGAATTTTAGCAAAAACAACACCTGATCCTCCATTACCTCCAGCAGCAGTACATGCTGCATAAGCATTTTGTGAGGATCCTCCTCCACCACCAGTGTTAACTAATCCAGCACATCCCGATCCTGGGGTACCCTGACCATAAGGTCTTCCAGCTCCACCACCACCAGTGCCTCCACCACCACCAGAAGATGGACCACAATCTGAACCACCTCCACCACCACCTCTAAGATGGTCGTCTCCAGGTATTGTAGGATAATAAGGTTGTGGAGCACATCCAAATAAAGGACTTATAGATCTACCAGCTCCACCAGCTCCACCAGCAGATCCTGGTCCATCTCCACCAGCAGCACCAGCTCCTCCTCCACCACCACCTGATCTTGGTCCTGAAGCACCAGCTCCACCAGCAGTACCAAAACCAAAAGGTTGTAAAGGACTTGGCATAGATGGGGCTTGGTTTGTAGCACCAGCAGTTCCTGGTCCACTTTCTCCAGCTCCACCACCACCAGATCCACCCGCGGCTCCTGCGGTACTAGATGCTCCACCACCTCCACCTTTAGCTGTTAAAGGCCCTGTACCGCAAGAAGGGGCTCCAAATATTGTATCGTCACCATTGTCAGCTGGACTGTACGCCGGTGGACCAGGAAGTGCTGGTGGTGCTAATCCTGTTCCTCCAGCGCCTATTGTTATAGGAATTGCAACACTACCTCCTGCTGCTTGTATAGTATAACTACATTTAGGTATTAAAATCATACCTCCTGCACCTCCACCACCACCGGAAGGAGTACTGTTTGCACCAGCTCCACCACCACCTAGCATAGCTACAGATGCTGAAAATTCCATAAATTTAAATGGCCATGTGTTTATTGTTTCTTTTTTCTTTCTAAAGTGAGATGTTAAATTCCATACACCACTTGCTTTGTTTAATTCTCTTACTACTACAATTCCTGATCCACCAGCTCCTGAGTTTCCTGGAGTTCCACCGCCTGCTCCACCACCACCTCCTCCAGTATTAGCTGTTCCTGATGTTGCAGCTGTTGAACCTCCTGATTGAGATGCTCCACCTCCCCCTGTTCCTCCAGCTGCAGTAGTTCCTGATGTGGGTGCAAAACCTGGACCACCTCCACCACCTCCAGCGTAAACACCAGAATTTGGTGCTCCTGGAAAATATGGACTAAAATCTGTACCTGCTCCACCTGCTCCACCTGTTTTACCACAATTTGTGCCAGGAGCGTTAGTTCCAGCAGCGTTAGCTCCACCGCCACCACCTCCGCCACCACCTGGATTTGCTCCAGCTCCTCCTGCATTACCTTGACATGATGTTGCTGTTCCACCAGCTCCAGCATCAGCAGCACAACCTTTACCACCACCTCCACCGCCAGATCCTCCAGGTTTACCTGGACCATCTGGATTAGCAGTTCCTCTACAATTTCTTCCACCACCTCCACCACCTATTGCGGTTTGTGGGGATACTGGATTTGCAAAAACTGAATTGTTTCCACTACAACCTTGTACATTATCACTTGTTTTAGCTGCACCACCTCCACCAACAGTTATAGAATATTGAGTAGAACCAGAAACTGGATTGCTAAGACTTAAAAGAGCACCTCCTGCTCCACCGCCACCAGTAATTCTTGCTCCACTTCCACCACCAGCAACAGTTATTACATCTACTAATGTAGTTCCTGCTTGTGTACAAAGATTTCCTGATGATGTTTTAACAGTTTGAGTATTCTTCCCGAAAGAAGTAACGTTTTTTACACCGATAATTCCGCCATTAGATCTGGCCATGTGAGTCTCCTATTCGGACACCCAAGCTGAGCCGTTCCAATTATATTTGGTAGGTGTTTCCGATGTATCGTTTGATTTAGTGGCTTCCCAACCTTTAGTGTTGTCTGCCTGATATTTTGTATCGTTCCATGAAATTTTGTAAAAAAAACCAGATCCAGATGTAGTTGATGGATAAGTTATTGGTGCTTTCCAATCGTCACTACTATCTAAAGACCAAGATTTAAAAGGTTGTGGACTTAAAAATTTATTTTTTGATGAATTATATACATAACCTTTACCTGCATATTGTTTTCTAAAATTATTATTATAAGAAGTTTGTTTCCATGTTCCACCATTAAAAAAGTTTACACACCATGTTTCACCATCAGCATGTTCATCTGAAGGTACACAGTCATTTCCAACTACTACTACTCTTTTTACAACTAAATGTGTATCAGATGTAAAACCTGTTGGATCGGTTTTTGATTCTAATTCTGCAAAATGTGCCATATTGTTTTCTCCTTAAAAGTTAGTTTATATTATTTAAACACTATAAAGTCAATGTTCCTGATCCTGTAAATTTAACCACTGTACAGCTTCCTGTAGTAGAAACACAAGAAACAGGGCTAGGTGCTGCTGCAAAACATGCGGGTTTACACGCTGTTGCTATTCTTAATATTACAATTCCTGAACCACCTGTACCTCCAGTCTGAGTTCCACAAGAACCCCCACCGCCACCACCACCAGTGTTAACAGTTCCATTTGTTCCAGTTCCTGTAGGATTATTAGGCGAGTTAGATGTTGCTCCACCACCTGCACCACCGCCACCAGAGCCTCCAGAGTTTCCTGTATGACTACATTGGCCACCACCTCCACCACCTCCAGCGAGTGTAACAGGAGATCCTGTAATACTATTTGCAACTCCAGCTCCACCTGCTCCTATGATAGGGCTTCCTGATCCACCTTCTCCTCCAACAGCTCCAGCACCTCCACCACCACCAGAACCATTACATCCACTTTGTCTACCTCTCCCACCATTGTTTCCTTGTGATGGACTAGTAGGTTGAACATTACCTGATGGTGCACCATAAGCAGCAGAATCATTAGCATTTCCACCTCCAGATCCTCCTGGATTACCTTGTAGGTTAGCGGCTGGTGACGGTGTAGATCCACCACCTCCACCACCATTTGTAAATATAGCTCCAACAGATGAATCTGTTCCACAATTTCCTTCATTATTTGAAGTACCACCAGCTCCACCACCACCAACTGTGATAGCGTTTGGTCCTGGACTTAAAACTAATTTTGTTCCACCTGGAAAAGATGTTCTGTGACCACCAGCTCCACCACCGCCACCGTAGTTAGATCCACCACCTCCACCACCAGCGACTATTCTGTAATCAAATGCTACACCACATGCTATATCTTTTACGTTTAATGTTGCAGATGCTGTAAATTTTGCAATATATGTTGTTCCATTGGGAGAAGTTACGGGTGCATTTGGAATACTAGAAGTATCTAAATAAGAATTACCACAATCTGCTAAACTTGCTATAACTATACCTGATCCACCTGCTCCTGACATTACTGGGTGAGCATTTCCTCCAGCTCCACCTCCACCACCTCCAGTGTTGGCAGTTCCAGCAGCTCCAGCTGTAGAAGGATCATCTCA